ATGACAAACTACCCGCAAGACATTATCACTGCTTACGCTGAAAGAAAAATCAGCAGGGCTCAATTTAAAAACAGGTTTGCCGAATGGCAAAAAAGACAAGGCCGAGACTACAGCTGTAAGGGGACAGCTGATAAGCAAGGCGTTTATCTGACCTATCGCAATATTACCGCAACAATCAAAAACGACACATTACACTTCAAGACTTGCATAGACGACACGGCAAACACGCCTTTTGAATTCCGCCGAAAGGTGGATTTTTACAAAGAGGCGAAAAAGAAAGCGTTTGAAAGGGCTTTAGCGACGATGAATTTTTATTTTGACAAGGCGGGGGCAGCTTTGAGAAATTCAGATAGCAACGGCTATCGGGCCAGCATCGACAAGGCTAGAGATTGGGCGCTCATTGCAGAGGAGAGGACTCGTATATGGCCTTAAACAAGATTTTAGATATTCCTGAAAAGCTCGTAATCCAGCAGGTAAAGCAAGTAATCGACGCTACGGGGATTAAGCTCCAGCGGATAAATACAGGCTGCTTTAAAATCGGCGAAGGACGGAACCGCCGTTACATCAAGACGGCCGAAGCGGGAACTTGCGACTTTGAGGGTTATGACAGACACGGGCGGTTTGTTGCAATCGAGTGCAAGAGACCGAAAGGCGGCAGGTTATCACCCGCTCAAAAAGAGCGGATAGACGACATAAACAGGAAGGGCGGAATAGCCTTTATTGCACACAGCGGTAATGAGGCTCTAGCTCTGCTACAAGCAAATAATTGCATTTAGGAGGTGCAAAATGCAGGAACAAGACGAAATGAAAAAGGTGGAGACGCCGGAGATTATACTGACACTAATTCAGCAGTTAAACTTTGAGGCAGGAATGAAAGAAAGACTGCTTCAACAAGAGGAAAGCGGAAACAAGATAGCTAATTTACAAGGCTTCTTGTCAGGTGTGCGTGCATACAAACAGGCGATGAGGGATAGCGGCTATATCCTTGATGAAGAATTTGACGGTACAGAAAAGCGGCTTATTCCGTTTTTGGATGATGGTGTATGCATAATCGAACTTCCTGAATTGCGGAAAGTGAACCTTGACATAGATGAAGCTACAATTAGCGATGAATACGATGGGTTTAAAGTCTTTTGGGATAATGCCATAGATAAGCAAAAAGATTGGCTTTTTTACATCAGCGAAAAAGGGCGAGATTTACACTTCGTCAAAGGTTGGTACGAAGCGATGAGATGGGTTGATGAGACTATCGAGCAATTAAAGGTAGAGCTTGAATTTGCAGAGAAAGCCGCAGCAGAAAGCCTGCCGTTTGATGACGGCGATTAAACGGGAGCGGGCACACAGGGTGCAAACAGTTAGGCTGGCGGGTTCAACTCCCGCCCGTTTCAATAGGCTAAAGCGGTGCGCAACGCAGAGGCTTAAATAAAAATATTGAGAGGTGCGAAAAATGAAAAACGCAATTTATAACATCTGTGAAAAACTTCGTGGATATTCAAGCGAAGAGGAATACTTTGAGGTACTCCAAGTGCAACGGAACAATGACAACGAATATGTTGTAGTTGTTAAAGTCATAAACACTGAAGGAAAACAAAAGGAGAATTAAAAATGGAAAAGAAAAAGACAATGTATGAAATTACAGACGATTTAATTGAGCTCAACAAACTTATGGATGACATCGTAGACGAAAACGGAGAACCTAGAGAGCCTACCGAGGCAGAGCTTGAAACAATGCGGGATTGGTTCAAGACTTCCGAAGCCGAGTTCAAAGAAAAGTTTGACAATTATTGTAAGTTCATTAAAAACTTACAGATTGAAGCCTCTGTTGCAACAGCAGAAAAGGACGCACACAAAAAAGAAATGGACAGGCTTTCTAAGCGTTCCAAAGCAATGGAAAACAGGGCGGCTACCGTTAAAAATCTTTTATGGTGGAGCATGGACAAGCTCGGACTATCGAAAGAAGGTTTTAAAACATCGCTTTTTAGTGCAAAAGAGCAAAACACAAAAGGTGCTATTGTAGAGCTAACAACTTATGATTATCGAAAGATACCGGAAGAATTTTTGAAGCAGCCCGAACTTGATAGGACAGCAATAAGTCAAGCCTTAAAAGACGGAGAGCTTATCCAAAAAGAAGGCCAAGAGAATTACGGCAAGATATTTTTTAAGAATGGCGAAGTCCTTGAGGGTTTATCGTATGTTCAAGGGAAAGCCCTATACATAAGGTAAGGGGGGGGGCGGCAGAATGACAGACCTTAACACTTTAACAATCATCGGACGATTAACATCGAATTGTGACCTAGCCTATACAGCAGGCGGAACCGCAAGGCTTAATCTTAGCATTGCAGTAAACCGCAGCCAAAAGAGCGGCGGCGAATGGAGCGATAAGGCCTCGTTCTTTGATGTAACCGTCTGGGGTAAGACAGCCGAGAACATAAGCCCTTATTTAAGCAAGGGCAAACAAATAGCCGTCCAGGGCTACCTAGACCAGCAACGCTGGGAAAAAGACGGGCAAAGGTTCAGCAAGGTTTGCATAATTGCCGAACAGGTCCAGCTGTTAGGCGGCAAAGACACAGGCGTGAAGCAACAGGCTCAAGGTTACACGGAAGCCGGAAGCGATGACGACTTCCAAGAAGAAATACCGTTTTAAGGGGGAGTAGATGAAACAAAGTGAGAACATAACCGAATTGCTGGCTGCTTTGGAAGCGGTACAAGCAGAAATGCCGACCATGCCCAAAAACAGTCAGGCATACGGGTATAAATATACCGACTTAGACACAATAACACAGACGATTAAACCCATGCTCCACAAACACGCACTGGCTTACATGCAAAGTATCGGCAGTACAATGCAAGGGCAGGTAACATTGACAACCCGTTTATTTAACAGTAATGGACAATACATTGAAGATACCGTCGCATTGCCTATTATTACAAACACTAAAAACAATGAGGCTCAAACATTAGGGATGAGCATAACATATATGCGCCGCTATGCACTTTGTGCAATGCTCGGTATAACCAGTGATGAGGATGTAGATGCAAACGCTGAAGAAAAAGAGCAACCGCAAAAACTGCCACCGAAACAGAGTATACCGCCGAAAATTCAAAACATAAAAGAAACATTCAACGGCGAGATTGTAAAACCTAAGCAACCGCCTAAACCACAGTCCGCAAAGTTGGCCTTTGAACCGAAAGGCGGAGAAACGACACCCGCCGAGAAAAAAGAAATAGCAGCACTGTTGAGCAGTAAAGGCACAGACGGCAAGCCGCTTTTTTCAAAGGACGAAATGAAAGCCTATAGCGATATGCGGAAGGACAAGACCGCACCGGAGCTTATAGACATCATCAAGGCAGAGTTAAAAAAGCGGGTCTACCTTGAAGAAGAGCATCAAGAAGAGATTGACATATTCTAAAGGGACGGCGGCTATGGTGCAATATGTATTAAAGCGTGTAGAGATTACAGGGCGGATAGCTTTTGAACCGCCCGCAGACTCAAGCGCAAGCGAAATTATAAAACGAGAACTCCGCAAGTGCAGGGATAAACACAATGACTTTGTGCTCGTAACGCTACAGCCGCCTAAACGCCCTAGAACGACGGGGAAAGACTCGCAGAACCACCACTTGAACGGGCATATTATGCAGATATGTAACGAAACAGGTAACGACTACGAAAGCGTAAAAAACGCCGTCAAGATGATAGCCGTGGAGAATATGAGTTATCCCTACAACACAATCGGCGGGCATGTAATCCCGCAACGGGAAAGAGATTGCAGCACCGACGAATGTGCAAAACTGATAGAAGCGGCGCATTTATTGGCGGCTGACTTAGGTATAATTTTACAGGAGTAAGAGAAATGGAACGCATAAAGTTATTTAACGACCATTTTCAAAATTATAAAGTATACGGAATCCCGAAAGCACAGCTAATCATCGCCGATATTCCGTACAACATCGGGAAGAACGCATACGGCAGTAATCCGAGCTGGTATATCGATGGCGATAATGCAAACGGCGAATCGGAGCTTGCGGGGAAACAATTCTTTGACACGGATAAAGATTTCAGACCGCCGGAGTTTATGCACTTTTGCAGCAAGATGTTAATTAAAGAACCGAAAGAAAAAGGGAAAGCACCTTGTATGATTGTGTTCTGTGCTTTTGAGCAACAGTTTCAACTTATCGAACTTGCTAAAAAATACGGGCTTAATAATTACATCAATCTTGTATTTCGGAAAAACTTTTCGGCTTAAGTCTTAAAAGCGAATATGCGGATTGTCGGGAACTGTGAATATGCGCTTTTATTTTATCGAGAAAAATTGCCAAAGTTTAACAACAACGGCAAGATGATTTTTAATTGTCTTGACTGGGAGAGAGACAATATCACGCCGAAAGTACACCCGACGCAAAAACCTATCGGAGTGATTGAAAACTTAATCCGTATTTTTACAGACGAGGATGATGTAGTAATTGACCCCGTTGCAGGGAGCGGAACGACGCTTCTAGCCGCTAAAAACTTAGGGCGTAGAGCATACGGCTTTGAGATAAAAAAGAATTTTTGTGAAATGGCAAACACAAAAATACTAACAGAGTGTATGCCATATTTAATTTAAGGAGATAAACAAAATGTGTAATTGTATTGAGGATGTTACAAAAAAATTAAAAGAAAAGACGGAAGATAGCGAGCTGGAATTACAGGGTGTTGTATGGAATTTTAAAACCCTCGAACAAAAACTTGTATGCTATTTTAAATACCGTAAAAAGAACAAAACAGGCGGATTTTATAAAAACAAAACCGAGAGTTATATAGTTTATAACTTCTGCCCTTTTTGCGGAAAGAAGTATGACGCAGATGATATAACGGAGGTTTAAAAATGAAACAGATTTATTTATGCGGGGCTGTAAGCAACAACCCAAACTATAAGCAGGATTTTGAAACAGCCTATAACAAACTTCACAAAGCAGGATATTCGGCAATACTTAACCCCGTCGAGTTTTGCGAAGGGTTAAAAACTTGGGACGACTGTATGCGGAAGTGTCTATTTATTTTAAGCCGACATAAGAACTTAGGCATCGCAAAAATAGAAACGCCGTATGCTTCAAAGGGTGCAGAATTAGAATTACAAATTGCGGAAGCGTTAGGGTTTGAAATTAAAACGGTTACTGAATGGGTGGAGAATTGAAAAATGAAAAAGATTGATTATTGGGATTTAGCTGATAGCGAGCGGTTGTATTATACAAGCATAAATGAAGCAGTTGAGGAAATTTTAAAAAACCTACAAGAAGAAGAAAAGGAAATACCAAGCGTCTTAACATTAACGGGTTTTACAAAAATGAAGCCTGATGTAAAAAATGAGGCTATTTGTGTTTTAAATAATTTTCTAGAGTCTTTGGATTGGACTTTTAGTTATTACGATGATGTTTATACAGAGCCCACAGAAAGGATGAAAAAAGCAGCAGAAAAGTTTGTAAGGGAAGTATTGAAAGATTATGAAGTTTCTAATTATGTACCTGTTTGTACAAAAGAAGTTAATATCAAACGATGGATTAAAAGGCATCCTGATTGGGATAAATAAAAGGAGATATAGTTTATGGAATTTGACAAATCAAAAGTTTATACGGCATTAAACGCCGATGAATTACAAATTGGGAGCAAGTGCATTTTTGCAAACAGTATAAAAGAAATAAAAGACTGTTTACAAACTGATTTTTTTAATATAGAAACTCTTACAAAAATAAAAGATGAGGCGTATTGTGCACGGTTTATTATACACAATCACTCTTTACATCAAGATATGGATTATGCTTTAGCCTATCTCATCGACTTGCCCACCGAGCCGAAGTACAAGCCGTTTTCAGGCATAGAAAAGGCTTTTGAAGCAATTAAAAAACACGGCGGATGGGTAAAATGGAAAGACGACGATATACAAGGTCTTGTAGTCGGTAAAAGTGATGATCGAGTAAAAATACTACAGGATTGGGTTTTACCTGAAGAGTTATTTGAGGGTTATGTCTTTGCCGATGACGGCAGCCCTTGCGGGGAATTGGTGGAGGAGTAATGACCTATCTATCTGTATGCAGCGGTATAGAAGCTGCAACAGTCGCATGGGATCCGTTAGGTTTTACGCCTGTAGGTTTTGCAGAAATAGAACTGTTTCCTTGCGAATTGTTGAAGCAAAAATATCCGAATGTAAAAAACTATGGAGATATTACACAATATGAAAAATGGAACATCGAACAATTTGACATTCTGGTCGGAGGAACACCTTGCCAGTCTTTCAGTATCGCCGGAAAGCGAGGCGGAACCGATGACATTCGAGGACAGCTCATGTATTCCTATTTGGGAATTGTGGGAAAATATAAACCGCAATGGGTTATATGGGAGAATGTCCCCGGAGTACTATCCAGCGGTAAAGGACTTGATTTTGCGAGCTTCCTCTCTGGCTTGGAAAAATGCGGGTATGGGTGGGCTTACCGGGTGCTTGACGCTCAATACTTCGGAGTATCCCAACGCCGTCGTAGAGTCTTCGTTGTCGGACATTCTGATAATAGGACAGATCTTGCCGCAAAAGTATTATTTGAGCCGGAAAGCATGTGCGGGGATATTACGGCGGGCAGCAAAACACAAAAGGAAGCTACCGCCATTATTGGAAAAGGCATTGATTATTTCCGCAGAGGTGGAAATTATAAATACCATAAAGATAAAAAGGCCTCAACATTGAGGAATAGTGCATCACCTGATTGTTTTGATTTGGTTTTAGCAAACGGCAAAAAGACTACAGGCACTTTGTTAGCTAACTGCGGTAAGAGTTTATGGCAAAATAATCAAGAAGCATTTACGGGTGATTTTTTTGTCATAAATGGCTGGCAAAACCCTATAGTTTCAAAAACATTAGCTCAAACGCTTGATACATTTTCCCACACGAATGTTATCAATGCTTCAGGTAAAAATATCCGCCGTCTTACCCCGCTTGAGTGTGAACGGTTACAGGGCTTCCCTGATAACTGGACACAGATTGAATGGCGCGGGAAACCTACTAAACAATGTCCCGACAGTTTACGATATAGGGCAATTGGCAACAGTATGGCAGTCCCTGTCATGCGCTGGATCGGGGAAAGGATTAAACGAATAGAGGAGAAAACAAAATGATAGAAATAAATCTTGAAAAAGAACTAGAAATGTATTTTTACAATAAAGGTTTAGGAAGCGAAAGCGGAAAAGAAGCCTCTGATATGGCAGCATTTTTAAAAACATTACTGAACAAACGGTTGAAAGATATTGAAGATGTCGCAGAAAATATTATGGACGATATATTTACACTTAGAAATAGTCTTTTTAATAAAGGAAGCAATTAAAAGGATAGAGGGAGAAAATACTATGAAACAGAACCTTAATGAAAAAATGCAAAAGAGAAGGATATATAAAAAATGCCATTAAATAAATCGACCGGAAATATGTACGACTTTATAACTCACACTTGGAACACAATCAAGGGCGAATGTCCGCACGGATGCAGCTACTGTTATATGAAGCGATGGGGTAAACAGCCGCCTTTGCATTTTGACGAAAAAGAGTTAAAAACAGATTTAGGAAAAGGTAATTTTATCTTTGTCGGTTCTTCTTGCGATATGTTTGCTAAAAGTATCCCCTTTGATTGGGTGTATGAAACATTGGAACATTGCAAAAAGCATCCTGAAAACGAGTATCTATTACAAACTAAAAATCCCTATATACTTGCGACATTTTTTCAAAAACTGATGAATGAACGCTTTTATTTGTGCACAACCTTAGAAACAAATAGAACATATAGGGCAATAATGAATGCCAGCCCTTCAATACCTAGCAGAGTCTTAAGCTTTACAAGAATACCTATTGAACATAAATATATAACAATAGAGCCTATCATGGATTTTGATTTATATGAATTTATAAAACTAATTAAAGCTTGCAATCCTAGACAAGTCAACATCGGAGCAGACTCAAACCCAAAGTGTAACAGGCTGCCTGAACCGCCGAAAGAAAAAATCCTAGAGCTTATTGCGGAACTTGGAACTTTTACAAAAGTAGTACAAAAGAAAAATCTGAAAAGATTATTGAAATAGGGGAGAATAAAGCCAATGTCTACACCAAAAGACCAACGCCGCTATGCACTTGCAACAAGCGGCGGAGTTTGCGAAGCATGCGGGCGGCCTTTGAACGAAGGACAGCCGCAAGGGGCGCACCGAATAGGCAACACTAAAGCTAATCGGGCTAAGTACGGTGATTTTGTAATCGACCACCGCCTGAATATGGGAATGACCTGCTCGCTAAAATGTAACGGAGAGTTAGACATAAGCAGAAACACGGGCGAGGTTATCAAACTTTGTAAAAAAATATATGAAACAGAACTACAAAAATACGAGGTGCAAAAATGAGAGAGTCATTTGTCTTTCACAGCGAATACATCGCAGACTTACCGGAAGAATACAAGGCGGTATTTGCAATGTATACAATCAACTATGCTTTAAGCGGAGAAAAACCGCCAATCGAGGAAGGATCGCTTGAATGGGCTTTATGGGTTAAAATCGCACGCAGAATTGACCAAGAGGCCGAGAAGTACGAAGCAATAAAAGCAAAGAGAGCGGCGGCCGGAAAGAAGCACAAAGGCAACCAACACACCCAAGAAGAACCTAAGCAAGAGGAGCCGGAAGAAAAGCAACAGACGGAAAAGGAAGAGCCGACGACGGAGAAGCCCGCCGAAAAATCGAAAGCAAAAAACTTTGAAAAACCGACGGTTGAAGAAATTCAAGCCTATTGCACGGAACGAAAAAACAGCGTAGAGGCTCGAGCGTTCTTTGACTTCTACGAGAGCAAGGGATGGAAAATTGGGACGGCAAAAATGAAGGACTGGCGGGCGAGCGTCCGAAATTGGGAGCGGCGGCAAAGGTACGAAGGCGTAAAGCAAAAAGCCGCAGGGGCGTTATGGGGGAATGAAAGCAACATTCCCGAAGAAATTATAAATATGATTTAAAAAAAGAGGCGTGGGAGAATGAACGAATTAAAAGACATATCGGCCTTGCTAAACAAGCTATCAACCATTAAGCCAAGAAGCGAAGCTGAAGTATTGGAGCGTGAACGGGAGCTAAGAGATGAAAGGCTGTTTATCCATTACAAACAAGAAGCCCCCGAGAGGTTTTTAAAAGAGTCGCTAAACACCTACAAGGCAGACGATGACGAAAAGCGGAACGCCTTAGCTAAGGCCCGCTTATTTGTGCAGGCAGTAAAATGCGGGAGCTTCCAAACGCTTATTTTTTTAGGCAATGTAGGAACGGGCAAGACGCACCTAGCCTGCGGAATTATCCGAGAGTGCGGGGGGTTATATAGGCTGGCTTCGGAGATAGTTGAAGAGCTAAGGCGTACAAAATCTTTTAATGCCGATAAAACGGAAGCTAAGATTTTAGACGCTTACGGAAAAACAAGCCTTTTGATTGTCGACGAAATCGGGCGGGGAGCAGTTGCAGCGGAAGAACAGTACATGCTTTATCAAATAATAAACGAACGCTACAACCGCCGAAAGCCTACGGTTTTAATAAGCAATCAAACAAAAAAAGAATTCTTACAGTATATCGGGATAGCCGCCGCTGACCGCTTAACCGAGAGCGCTCAAGTGGTAGAATTAACAGGCAAGAGCTATAGAGCGATAATGCGTCAAGGCGAGTAATGCCCAAACAACTGGAGTTTAATTTTAATGAGTTATCGGAAAGAAAAACAGACTTACCACACTATGAAGCTCCAAAAAATGATAATGAGCGGTTATTGAATTATCAATGGGATTATAAAAGAGGCGACGAAGCCGCCCTTAATAAAATGTACGAGCTGGGGTATGATATAGCCCTGTGTTACATTTCGATACACGCAAAGAAAAATCCGCATATAGCAAGGCTGGACAAAGACAGGCGAGAAGAGAAAGCGCATAACGCTATAACCTACATCATAGCCCGATATTTACAAATACAGGATTTTGCCATTCATAAAAGTTTCACATCTTACATTTATTTAAGGGTGCAGCATGAACTATTTTATAAACGAAAAGTAGATGACATCGTAAGTTTCATAGACTTAGATACAATTCAAAAATAAATTAAAAAAAATAATAAAAAATCACAAAAACCCTCAAAAATGAGAAATAAAAATGACTATATAGGTATAAGGCATAGTACCTAAAAGTTTCACTTTGGCGGTTATGCTTCTGCACCTAGTATAACCGCCTTTCTTTTGATACAGGCAGTTGTTTATAAAAATGACTATATGTATATACGCCGTGAAAAGGGGCGTTATCCTTTTCTATCCAAACGGCAGGCATAGCCGTAAAAAAATGCGTAAGGAGAAAAAAATGAAACGTGATTTTTTAGAAGGTTTGAACTTGGACGCTGAGGTAATCGATAAGATTATGGCAGAAAATGGGAAGGACGTACAACGGGAGAAGGCAAAATACGCCGACTACGATGACATCAAGACGCAGCTTGAAACTGCAAACAAGACCATTGAAAAGTTTAAGGATTACGACGAAACCAAGGCTGAGATTGGGAAATACAAGGCCGAAATTGAAAAATTACAAAAAGACAGTGCGGCAAAAATAGCCGCTATGGAGCGTTCGGCAAAAGTAAAAGATTATCTTTCCGGCAAAAAGTTTGTAAACGACATCACCCGTGAGGCAATCGCCTCAAAAATGGGCGAAGTGCTGGGAGCAGACGAAAGCAAAGGAAAAAATCTTGATGATATTTTCGCCGAAATCACAAAAGACAAGGCGGACATCTTAAAAGACGAAACGCAGCCGACACCGCCCGTTGTTCCACCGATGAGCGGTAAAAACGGAAAGTCTGACGATGACGCACAGGCACGGGCAGTAATGGGATTACCGCCTAAAAAAGAATAGGAGATTTTAATTTATGGCTAATCAAATAGCAAAATTCAAAAAGTATGTTGACCTCTTGGATGAGGTCTATCAGGACGGGGCAAAAACAGCCGTTCTTGAAAGCGACGCAACCCTTGCAAAGCAGGGAGCGAATGCAAATGAAATCATCATTCCTAAATTGGACATGGACGGTTTAGGCAAGTATGACCGCAATAGCGGTTATGTAGATGGGAATGTCGTGCTTAAAAACGAAACCGTTGAATTCAATTATGACCGTGGACGCAAATTCAGCGTTGACGAAATGGATGATGAAGAGACAGCAGGGCTTGCTTTCGGTAAGCTCGCTGCCGAGTTTGTTAGGACAAAAGTTATCCCCGAACAAGACGCTTTTAGATTTGCAAAGTATTCCGATCTTGCAGCGACCAAAGTTAGCGGCACGCTTGCAGCAGGGGCGGATATTCTTACCGCATTGCAGACCGCTATATCGGCAATGGATAATGCGCAGGTTCCGAGCGAGAACCGGCATTTATTTATAACCCCTACCCTTTTGATTGCAGCGCAGAATGTTGATACGACTAAAAGCCGTGATATTTTGGGAGCGTTCGCAAGCATTACAAAGGTTCCTAGCGCAAGGTTCTACACCGCTATTGATTTACTTGACGGCAAGACCGGCGGCGAGGAAAAAGGCGGCTTTAAAAAAGCGTCTGCTGGAAAGGATATAAACTTCCTTATCGTTGAAAAATCGGCAGTTTTGCAATACACAAAACACAATGTAAGTAAGGCAATTCCGCCCGCAGACAATCCAGACGCTGACGCTTGGATTTTTAACTTCCGTGAGTACGGCCTTGCGGATGTCTACGAAAACAAGACAGCAGGTATCTACCTGCACCACAAAGCATAGGAGAAAAGCTATGGAAACAGTAGGATATATTCCTGAAGAGGAAAAGCAAAAACAGTCGGGAAAACCGACCAAACCCAGAACATCACCCCCTCCGAAGAAGCCGACTCCAACGGAGCCGACGATAACAGACAACCCAACAGACGGAGAAGGTCCGAAGGACGGCGACAAAGCAGCCGGCACAGAATAAGGAGAAAAGGCGGAATGTTCGAGAATGTAAATTATGATTTTTATAAAACGACTCTGGGGCGTTCCGCCGTTCCTGATGAGGCCGCTTTTAATGAATACGCCGCCGAAAATAAGCTATTTATAAAACGGCTTATAACCGACGGCGTTATCGTCGAGCGTGAAAAAGACGGGATAGATAGTGCGGTTTGTATGATGATTGAAACAGACTACAACACAGCACTAGAGATGAGCGGAAACGCAGCAGAAAGCGGAGCGGTAACAAGCGAAAGCATAAACGGGTATTCCTACTCATACGACCGCACCGCAGCGAATGAGGCGGCAAAGCTAAACGCAAAAAGCCTAGAGGCAAAAAAATACAAATGGATAAGTCTTTATTGTGATGTTATGCAGGGGGTAATGTAATGGCAAGACCAATACCCGCCCGCCTTTTAGCACAAGATTGCGTTTTAAAAAAACCGGCAGGACTGGACCGCAACAGAAATCCTATCTATGAGCTTACAATCTTAAAGCGAGTAAGGATAGGGGCGACCTTCCAATCGATACGAGGTGCTTACGGAGAGACCAAAGCCGACACCTTAACTCTTTTTATCGACGCTAAAAACACACGCTATGAAACAACAAGCGGAGAGGCAACGGAAAGGAAGCTCCCCGCCGAAAAAGACGTTATCGAATGGCAGGGGCAAACTTTCCCGGTCCGGAGCATAACACCTTGCTACACGCAGGGAGACACCCCGCACCATTGGGAGGTAACCCTTGAATAATGCAGGCGGAATAGAATTTACAGTAAAAGGAAATTTTAACGAGGCTGCAACTAGGGCAAGGCTTAAAGAGGCTGTAAAACGGGCGCAAATGAAGTTAGACACGCAAGTTATAACCGATAGTAATTACTTCGTACCAAAAGACACAACAATGCTGGAAAAATCGGCAGTCATTAACACGGTAATAGGAAGCGGGCTTGTTAAGTGGAAAACACCATACGCCCGCCGTCAATATTACGGAAACGGGTTTGACCACTCGAAGCAACGCAACCCTAGTGCCTGTGCAAGGTGGTTTGAAGCAGCAAAAGCCAGATGGCTGGACAAATGGAGAAAGCTAGTAAATGACGAAATCAAACATAGCTGAAGTGGTAAGCGAATGGGCAGAAAAAGCCCTACGGCTGCCATTTACGATTTATTGCGACCTTATACCTACGGCAGACACTGACGGGGCTTGTGTAAGGCATGATCCTAGCCCTGCTGCTGAAAAAAGGTTCTCGGATGGCTCTAGGTATGTTTCTCGAAACCTTACATTTTACGTAAGAATGAAAAACGCAGAGCAAGCAAGGGCGTTATCACAACAAATAACCGACAAACTGGACGGGGCTACAGTAACAAGCCCTGATGGACTGGAGATAGATTGTGAGGCGGTAACACTCTCGCAATACATCGACACCGATAGTAAAGGACTTACAACCTATGCGGCGGCGATTAAGTGTGATTATTATGAACCCGCCGAAACAAATTAAGGAGAATTAAACTATGGCAGATTTAATCAAGAAAACAAAAATAGTCCCGTTTATCAACACGGGCACGGAACTGGTACCGAAGTGGACGCAGATTAAAAAATCTACAACATTCACGCTTGCCATGAACCCGCAAACAAAGACCTTCGATTTTATATCGAGCGAAACCCCGCAGACTGAAGTCGACAGTTACCAGCCGAGCTTATCGCAGAGCCTTACAATGTTTAAGGACGAACCTGATTACAGGGCAATCTTTGATATGCTTTTCAACAGGTCTACAGGCAAGGACGCACACCGAGACGCTCTAATCGCATTCTACAAAGAGAAAGGCTCTTATACACCGGCAGGAGAAACCGATAGTGTGCCTTGCTACAAGGCATGGAAGATAGACGCTTTAGTAACTATCAACCAAATGGATACCGTCAATGAGAATATCGATTTTGACCTTGCGTTGAATGAAATTACAAATGGGGCGGTAACACTCAACGGTTCAGGCGAGCCGACCTTTATAAAAGGTACTTTTGAGGGTGACACCTTCACTGCAGCATAATGATTGACCTAAAAAAAACAGGGCTGCCTGAATCCGTAGAGGTAGAAGGCAGCCTTTACTACATACAAACATCCTTCAAATATTGGCTTAGATTTTTAGAATTGCTTGAAACCAAAGACACGCCGCCTAACGATTTTGACTTTATGTATAAAAACAAAAAGCCAAGCAATAGGCTGGACGGGCTCTTCGCTTTAGTGCAATTCGGTAACCCGCCTCAAATCCTGCCGAGAATTCAAAAAGGCGAAGCGGGCGAAAAAGTTATTGACTACACGATAGACGCAGACTATATCTATGCGGCATTTTTGGAGCAGTACGGCATAGACCTAGTTACAAGCAATATGCACTGGTATAAGTTTCAAGCCTTATTCCGGGGACTGCACGATACAAAGCTAAACGAGATTATAGGCTATAGACTGTATGAACATAAAGGCGGCAAGAAGACCGACAGCGACCGACAAATGGAAGAGCTCCGCAGGGCGTGGGAATTACCGCTAGAAGCCGACGAAACGGACGAAGATTTAATAGACTTTGAAAATAAATTGAGAGGGATTGAATAACTCCGATTATTCCGAAGTGGTGACTATGGGCAGAAAAAGAAAAGCGTATAAAAAAACAGACATTCTCGAAGCCATAAAAGGTTCAGGCGGCATTGTTACAACCGTTGCCCTAGCCCTTAATTGCGATTGGCATACCGCAAAAGCCAACATAGACCTTTACGAAGAAACACGGGAAGCATTTAGCGGAGAGCTGGAAACAGGGCTCGACTTAGTAGAAGGCAAGGCATACGCACAGGCGAAAAACGGCGATAGTGCGATGATACGCTTTATTCTTGCTACCAAAGGCAGAAACAGAGGTTATGGAGAAACGCCGCCCATTACGGCAGAAACCGCCGAAGATACAGAATTAACAATCAACATCATAGACGGAGTGCAGAATGAAGATTGACAGTAACACCATATTTGCAATGACTTATAATAAAGCATTCAGAGCAATAATGAAGCACAGTAAGGAACGCTACACATTCACAGGCGGGCGGGCAAGTTGCAAAAGCAGCTTTATATCGCTGGTGATTGTCATTCTGATTGTGATGTTTCCAAGCTACAACGCCCTAATCTTGCGTAAGACAGCTAAGACACTTAGACGCTCGGTATTTGAACAGATAGTCTGGGCGATAAACAAGCTGAGGCTTACGGCCCATTTTAAAATCCCAAAATCACAGACGGCAGCCCTGCCGATAAGCTATATCAGAAAGAACGGGCAGACACAGTACATCATCTTTGCAGGAAGTGATGATCCAGAAAAGTTAAAATCAATCAAGGTTTCAAGCGGCTATTTTGCTATTTTGTGGGTGGAAGAAAAAACGGAATTCACGCCCGCCGAATTACAGAATATTAAAATATCCGTCTTGAGAGGCGGCAGAACATTTTACATCTTCGAGAGCTACAACCCGCCGAGTGCAGCCCGTCATTGGAGCAACCGTGAAGCCGCTACATACGACCCGAACAGAATGGTAATCCACACCACCTATAAGGACATCCCAAGAGAATGGCTGGGAGATGCAATACTTTATGACATCGAGCAGACGAAGCAAAACAACCTGCGGGCTTATGAGAATATCTATCTAGGCGTGATAACAGGCACGGGGCAGAATGTATTTGAGAATGTGAAGCTTAGAGAAATCACAGACGAAGAGATAGCAGCTTTCGATTATTTGTATAACGGTCTTGACTGGGGCTACTACCCTGATCCATTCGCATTTAGTACATCGGCGTTTAGCGCAAGCAAACAGACGCTTTATATTTTCGACGAATTGTACATGAATAAGCAAGGCAACTATGAAGCGTTCCAGAAATTGAGCAAGCACATGGAAGCTCACGGAATGAACATAGCAAGAGACCGGATAACGGCAGACAGTGCAGAGCTTAAGAGTATCGCAGACTTCAGAACTTGGGGCGGTAATGTAAGAGGAGCGATTAAAGGAATTGGAAGCCGTGAAGCTAGCTTTAAGTGGCTGCAAGGCTTAAAGAACATCGTAATCGATCCCGTAAGGTGCCCGCATATAGCAGACGAATTCACGCTATACGAATACGAAATTGACAAACGCACGGGCGAGATTATGAGCGGTTATCCTCAAGGGCAGCCCGACCACGGAATAGACACGGTGCGTTATTCGCTAGAAACTATATGGCGGCACGGCGGCGAATAAATGACTATATAAGTTGAGAGGCTAAAAAATGTTTGAAAAAATAAGGGGCTTTATTATGAACATATTACAATTATTCCACACAAACACAATAAAAGATGTTACAGGAATTAACACCAACATAAGCAAGCAGATGTATAGCACCATAGAGCTATGGGGGCAGATGATGAGCGGGGCAGCCCCGTGGAATGAGAAAGCTCCACCATGCGGAGTTTTGGAGCAGATAAGCGGGCGGCTTTCTATGCTGGTCTCCCGTGAAATCGGGCTAGAGGTTGAAAATGAAGCAATAGCCGAAGCGATGAACCACATAAATAAGAATGTCGATAAAATCGTAGACTATATCGCACTTCTAGGCGGTTGTATTATCCGCCCTATCTTCAGCAACAGTAAATTACAATATGAAACGCTCCCGCTTGGTAACTACCTGCCTATCTCTTACGACTTTGATGGAACCCTTACAAGTGCGTTGATTTTAAAAGAGATTATAGACGGCTCGAAAAAATGGCTTTTAACGGAAACGCATACTTACAGGGATAGCGCCCATTCGGTAGAATGCGAATTATACAGGAATGAAGGCGGATCCTTAAGAAAAGCAGCGTTGACCGACTGCCCGCATACAGCAGAATTAACACCCGCATACACATGGGCGGGTGTAAAGCAGCCTATGATTATTGAGTTTAGAAACCACGCTATAAACAAGATAGACGGCTCAAATGTTCCGGTTGCAATAATAGCGGGGGCGGAAGAACTTATCAAGAGTGCAGATGAGCAATTCGAGCGTATGAACTGGGAGCAGAAAGGCGGAGAAATGCGAGTATGGGCTGACCGTGATATGTTTATGAAACGGCAAAAACGGAACGGCGAGGCGGTAGGTGTTAAGATGACGCCGGAGCTTAACCGTCTTGTAGTCCAGATTGAGGGCGACGGCAGCACGGACGGAAAGCGGATTGTAGAGCACGCCCCGAATTTAAGAACAGCTCAACAAAACGAAATGTTTCAGCAGATACTAAGACGAATAGAATTAACCAGCAACATCGGCAAAGGCACAATATCGGATATGGAAAGCGTACAGCAGACGGCAACGCAGTATTCAGGCGGACGGCAAGAGCTATACGCTATCGTAGACAAGATAGAAGACGAAATCGAGGTTAAGTATCAACATTGCGCCGATGTACTCGCACACATGGCAGCAGCCTATAAATTGGGAGCCAACAATTCAAAAATCAAAGTAACATGGAACGACGACCAAACACGCAAGGATGTATCAGCTGCCAAGACTATGGCACTTAGCGAGGTAAGCGTAGGCGTTCGCAACAAATGGGAGTACCGCCGTGATTTTTTCGGAGAAGAAGAAACACAGGCTAAGGCGAATGTTCCAGAACCGGAAGCCGCCCCCGACCCTTTCAATTTTGGAGCGTAAGAAAATAAACAAGGAGAGATAAAATGACATACGAAGAGAAACTAGATGAGATTTTTAGTAAGATAAAAGCCGAACCCGTACTAGAACAGCTTATAGAAGAGTCGGGGGAATTGGTACAGGTAACAGCAAAGCAACTTAGAATAATGCGGAGAGTAAACCCGACACCGATAAAAAGCGAGGAAAACATAAAAAAACTAGAAGAAGAAATCGCAGATGTACAAATATGTATTGATTTAGCAATCCTTGCAATGCGCCGTGATAACGCTAAAACACAGGAAAACGTAGAAACTATTAAACAGCAAAAACTATCACGCTGGCTAGACCGTTTAGGAATTAAGGAAGAATAAATGAGTGCACTCAATAAGCAAAGAAAAGAAATCACTAGGAACGACAGAGCCGTATTAAACGGCTTGCGTTATGCGTTGAACAACGAACCGCTTATAAAGCGTATTGTAATCGCTTGGCGAATTGTGCGGAGTAAGTTTTAAAGTGCTATCCCCCCGATACCTAGAAGGATTATCCGATGACATTATCGAAATTTACTCGCAGCTTGAAACCGAAATCCTACAGGACATGGCGCGGCGTATCGCAAGGCTAGGCAGGATAACCGAGACTACACGCTGGCAGGCTCAAATGTTAGCCGAAGCGGGCGGCCTTAAAAAAAACATAGCCCGCATACTGGCAAAATACGACAAAGCAATAATCAGGCAGGTAACGGAAACTTTCACGGAAGCACTGGAGACAAACGCCCGGAACGACAACCGCATTTTTAAGGCAATGACAGGGCGGACGGTAAGCGCTCCCAACGCTCAAGCTATGCTATCGACTATACAGAAATGTCATAGTGATTTATCAAGGCTAACCCTAACAACGGCGGCAACGTCGCAACAACAATTTGTACAACAGGCTAACCGTGTTTATATGGATGTACAAAGCGGGGCATTTGACTACAACACCGCAATGAAAAGCGCAGCGGACGAATTAAGCAAGCGAGGAATAACAACAGTTAGGTACGAGAACGGAAAGCCTATCATTCGTTCAATAGAATCGGCTGTTCGCATGAACATACTAACCAGCATAAACCAGACAGCCGCCAATCAAACATTAAGCAACGCCGAAGAGCTTGGAGTAGAAAGGTTTGAAGTTACGGCACACATCGGAGCAAGGCCGGACCATGAAGCTTGGCAGGGGAAGATTTACACACGCAAGGAGCTTTATAGCGTCTGCGAGCTGGGAACGGCTACGGGGTTATGTGGTATAAACTGCCGACATTCATTTTATCCGTACTTTGAAGGAATGGAAGAACACTACACGGATGAAGACCTAGACGAAATGGCAAGCAAGACGGTAACCTACAACGGCGAGGAGCTATCACGCTATGAGGGCGAACAAAAATTACGAGGAGTAGAACGAAAAATAAGGCAATACAAACGGCAGGCCTTAACGCAGGAAGCAGCAGGAGCAGACAGCACACAGGCAAGGCGGAAGCTCGGAGAATGGCAAGCGGCAGCACGGGACTTTACAAAACAGACCGGAATAAGAAGAGACAGCGCAAGAGAGTATGTCGGAACGCCTACCGGCAAACAGCCTAAAGGGATAACGCCGCAGGTTACACACTCATTCACGCAGTCAACGCCAATAAATGCTAGTGTTGTTAAAAAACTTGCAGATATGAACGATAAGGCGGGGGCTTTCTACACAGCAACACATAACATTGATACTTTTGTAACTAAAGCAATATCTACGCAAACAATGACACCGATACAAACAGCTAAGGTAGTGGAAGGCCAAAACCTAGCGGGCAAGCTATATGTGAAGCAAGAATTAAAAGACATCAACAAAGTGTTAAAGGCTCAAGGCTTTGACGGTAAGCCTACAGTATTATCAAAAGCGGATTTTTTGAAAGCAATAGACGATGATACATTTATAGGACAAAGAACATACACGGCCCCCGATAAAGAAACACTTGACGGATATATAAAAATGTTACGCAGCGGCGATTTTTATGTTGATTGCCGAACGGGCGGGCGGGCTCACGGGAAGGGAATGTATGCAGCAGCAGATTATACAAAAGGTAAAGACTTACGCCGTGTAATTGATGAAATGGTGCACTATCAGAGATTGGGCGGAGAATTGCGAGGCGAAGAATATACGATGACGGAAACACTGACAATATCGCCGACCGCTAGAATTATCGATGAAGCAAACATAGAAGATGAATTTATTTATAGATTTACACAAAATCTAAAACAGCAGGGCTTCACAACACGGCAGATAAATGATAAAATAGCAGCGGGAAGATGGCGACAGCGAGACTCGGGAGTATTAGCAGCTTTAATGGGTTATGATGTAATCCGCTCCGTTCCAAGTCCTTTTAGAGCTGATTATATGGTAATATTGAATAGAACTAAGCTAATTTTACTAGGGGGAGAATAATGAGTAATAGCAACATCGGTATAAGATACGCAGCGGACGGCGACATTGAAGCGTACGATAAACGCACCGGAAAAACAACAGGGCATATTACAACAATGGGAAACTTTATAGAGGAAACCGAAGAACACAGAAAAGCCAGAAAAGAACGCTGGGATAAAGCCTTTAAAGCTCACGGCATTGAGTGCAGAGAATAA